AACCTTCATTCACAGATTTAGAACCAAGAGCAGCAGGAAGTAGTGGTGATGGATATATTTGGAAGTACCTATATACCATTAAACCAAATCAAGCGATCAAGTTTGATTCCACGTCATATATCCCTGTGCCTAATGCTTGGGAAACAAATATTGACGATGCTCCAGTAAGACAAAATGCCTCAACCGGTGGTCAATTAAAGATTGTATCTATCAAAGGTCGTGGTGTGGGTCTTGGGACCGCAAGAACGTACACAAGAGTTCCTATTCAAGGTGATGGAAGAGGAGCAGAGGCAACGATTGTCGTCAATAATGACTCAAAAGTTGAATCTATCACGATTTCTAAAGGTGGTTCTGATTACACATACGGAACAGTAAATCTAACTGGTAAACTTCCAACAGGAACAACTTCTCCAACTTTCGATGTTATTATTCCACCATCTGGTGGTCATGGTGCCAATATTTACCGCGAATTAGGTGCGTATAATGTACTTATATATTCGAGATTTGAAAATGATACAGAAAATCCAGATTTTATCACAGGCAATGAATTTGCTAGAATTGGTCTGATTGAGAATCCTCTTGATAATGATTCAAATACTATTCTCTCAAAAGATAAAGCAAGTTCTGTATATGCTCTTAAATTAACTAGTGCTGGAACCCAATATCAGAGTACCACATTTACTCCTGATGTTGAGATTGAGCAAACAGTTGGAGTTGGTTCAACTGCGGTTGGTAGAGTTATTTCATATGATCAAGTTACTGGAGTTCTTAAGTATTGGCAAGATAGAACCAATGCTGGATTTAATTCTGACGGAACTGCAAATAGTTCACCAGCGTATGGTTTTGAAGTTTTAAGATTTACAGGAGATCCAGCAACAAGTGGTTCTCTAGATATTCGTGGTGGTTCACAAACTCTTGGCATTGATACAAACTTCGGAAGCATCTCTTCTCCAGGTATAAGTACGGTAATAAATAGTCGTACATACTTTCTTGGTCAGAGTTTTGTTCAAGGAGTGGCACAACCAGAGTCCAAGAAGTATTCTGGAAATATTATCCATGTTGATAATAGACCTTCTGTCACTAGGTCCTCCTCTCAGAAAGAAGACGTAAAGATTATCTTGCAGTTCTAAAGAATTATGCCACAGGAAACTAACCTCAATGTTGCTCCTTATTTTGACGACTTTGATCCTCGCAACAATTACTACAAGGTACTCTTCAAACCTGCCTATCCTATTCAGGCAAGAGAGTTAAATAACCTTCAATCGATTCTTCAGGATCAGGTTGAAAAAATGGGAACAAATCTCTTTAAAGAGGGAACTGTTGTCATTCCGGGTTCTACAAACTACAACCCCAACTTTCATGCTGTTCAGATTCAACCTGAATTTCTTGGAATCCCAGTAAGTGTATATCTTGAAGAACTACTAGGAAAAAGAATTACTGGTGCTGAATCTGGCATCACTGCTGAAGTTATCACATATATTACTGATGCTGAGTCATCAAAAGGAAATTTTACATTATATGTAAACTATTTAAATTCAAGCACATCTGACGACTCTACAGAAACCTTTTCTGATAATGAGGTTCTTCAGGTTGAAGAAGCAATTACATATGCTACCACATTTATTGCTGCTGGTGAAGGATTTTCCAATACAATCGTAGATAATGCTACCACAGATGGTTCAGCATTTGTTGTTTCGGAAGGTGTTTTCTTTATTCGTGGTTATTTCGTAACTGTTCCCTCTCAACTGCTAATTCTCGATCAATATGGAACGAATCCAAGTTATAGAGTTGGTCTATCTATTAGAGAGCAATTAATTTCTTCCGACACAGATCCTCTTTTGACGGATAATGCGTCTGGTTTTAATAACTTTGCTGCTCCAGGTGCTGACAGACTTAGCATTACTGCTACACTATCTAAAAAAGATCTTAATAGTTATGATGAAGAAAATTTCATTCAACTTGCAGAAGTTCAAAATGGCAGTTTAAGAAGAAAGTCTCAAGACACTGAATATAATCTAATCGGAGACGAACTAGCAAAAAGAACTTATGATGAGTCTGGAAGTTACTATATTAAAGAATTTGTAACCACTGTTCGAGAAGCACTTAACGATCAAGAAGGAAACCGAGGCATTTACGAACCAGGTCAAGTCACCAGTGATGGTAATAATCCTACTGATGATATGATGGTTTATAAGGTATCTCCCGGTAAGGCATATGTCAAAGGATATGGGGTTGAGGTTAGATCTCCATCAATTATTGATGTTGAAAAACCTAGAACAACTCGTTTAGTTGAAAACCAAGCGGTAAACTTTGCTTTTGGACCAACTATTGAAGTTAATAATGTTAATGGTTCTCCTGTAGTAGGTTTTGATACATCTACAATTTTAAGTCTGAGAGATCAAAGAGTTGGTGGAATTGCTACGGTAGCACCTGGAGAAGAAATTGGTGTTGCTAGACTTTATGACTTTGTTCTAGAATCTGGTTCATATAATACTTCATCACCACAGGATAACCTGTGGGACCTGTCAATGTTTGATGTTCAAACATATACAGATATTGATATCAATATTAGCATTACTTTGAATGCTTCAAACTCTATTCACATTGAAGGTGAATCAAGTGGAGCGAGTGCGTTTTTAAGATATGATGTTAATGCTGGAACCGCTCTGACAGCATATAGTAAGCAAGGAGATTTCACTTTCGGTGAAAGAATAAAATTTAATGGTGTTCTTGATAATTCAAGATTTATCACTAATATTGATAATCATACTATTTCAGATGTAAAATCTATATTTGTAGATGGGGTAGGGGCAGCAACAACGTTTAGTGCTGATCTAGTACAACATCAGGGAATCTCTATTGGTATTGCTTCCATCACAGGAAGAGATGCCACAGGTGTATCAACAATCACAAGCCCATCACTTAATGCTGGTGGTTTTGTCGGAATTGTTACATCAGGGAACATACTTAGATTTACTCTTGCCGAGAACAACGATCCAACTTTAGTTAGAGTAACTGGAATAAATGGTGCCGATGCTACTGTCGTTGGTGTAACCACTGTTCCAGGCGTATGTGAGGGTTCCCCACCGACAACTAATGCTTCTCTATCTGATCTAACGACTGCTATTAGTAGACTTCAGGGGTCCACAGGAACTGGCAATGCTGCTAGTAATGATTCAGTGTTTAGTATGTTTGCTAAACAAAATGTAGCATCGGTTGATCTTTCAAATGGCAATCTTATAATCAGAGATAACTTTGATGTTCAGATTGATTCTGATGGGGAGTCTCAAGTAATACAAGTTAACGACCCAACTAAAGAAGTCTTCCTAGCTTTTGACGAAGAAAGATATTCATTAATTAGGTCAGATGGTTCAACAGAAGCATTGACTTCTGACAAGTTTATTTTCACTGTTGGTTCTACACAACTCCAACTTAAAGGATTAAGTGGTTCTGATCCTAATTCCAAACTGATTGCCACAATCAGAAAATCCAATATTACATCAAAAATCAAATTAAAACAAAACAACAGTCTTATCATCAATAAGTCAACAAACAGTGCATCTGGCATTGGAACTGCGACTTTGAATGATGGTTTGTCTTTTGGTGCATACGCATTTGGAACAAGAGTACAAGACTCTACTATCAGTCTCAATATACCTGATGTGATTGATATCTATGGTATTTTTGAGGCAAGTGAAACAACTGATCCACAGTCTCCGAATGCTGCCATTTCTTCGATGAATGGTCCTTCAGCAACTACAAATGATTTAATCATCGGGGAGATAATTACGGGCAGCACCAGTGGATCAAAGGCCAGATTAATTGATAAACTGACAGATAATTCAATTGGTTATATCTATTTGAATGATATTGTATTTGAACCAGGTGAACTTATCAGTTTCGCTGATTCAACGGTTACCGGTAATATTTCTTCTATTAGTGCTGGTTCTAAAAATGTTTCTAGAAACTACACTTTGGCGAAAGGTCAAAGGTCTTCTTTCTATGATTTCTCAAGAATTGTTAGAAAAGGTAATTTCCCCGCACCCTCTAGAAAACTTAAAGTATATTTCTCTAATGCATATTATGAGAGTGGAGATACTGGAGATATCACCACGGTAAATTCATATAATTCTTTTAATTACTCTAAAGAAATCTCACTTGTCAATGGTAGAAGAGTAACTGATATTGTTGATGCTAGACCTCGCGTAAGTAATTACAGTGTCGCTGCTGGTACAAGATCTCCTCTTGAATTCTTCGGAAGAAACTTTAATGGAGGTCAGCATAGTTCAAAGAACGTTTTGGCGTCTGATGAATCATTATCACTCTCATATAATTATTATCTGGCAAGAGCAGATAGACTTTATGTTAATAAGTACGGTTCATTCTCTATCGTAACTGGTTCTCCCGATGACGTTCCCAAACTTCCAACACCAGTCTCTGATGGTCTGAATATTGCTAACATCTTTATGCCCGCTTATCTTTATAATGTAAAAGATGCCAGATTAAACTTTATCGATCATAAGAGATATCAGATGATGGATATCGCTAAGATCGAACAAAGAGTCAAGAATCTTGAGTACTATACTTCACTGAATAGTCTTGAGCAATCCACTCTTAATACATTTGTTCCAGATACAAACGGTCTGAATAGATTTAAGTCAGGTATTTTTGTTGATAATTTCTCAACTAGAATTCCACAAGATGATAGTATTGGCATTAGAAACTCTGTTGATCCTAAGAAGAAAATTCTTAGACCTTCTCACTATACGACATCATTTAATCTACAACTTGGCATTGGAAACAGTATCTTTGGTGCTGGTGTCCGTAGAACGGGTAATATGCTCACTCTTGATTATAATGACACTAACTGGTTGGAGCAACCATTCGCAACACGAGTTGAAAATGTAACTCCTTTCCTTGTTAATTTTTACAATGGTTCAATTGATCTAGAACCATCTGTTGATGTTTGGATTGATACAAATCAACTTGAAGTGCGTGATGTTCTCCAAGAAGGAGCATTTTCAAG